TTCTGGATCTTCTTCTTTTTGTGGTGTTTGCGGTTGTTCTTGTTCTGGTTCCTGTGATTCTTCTTGAGGTTCTTCGGTAATCTCTTCTTCAGGTTCGGCGTCTACAATTAGGACTTCTTCCATTTCCATTTCTAATTCCATCTCGATTTCTGTTTCAACTTCAATAATTTCAACCTCTGGCTCAGGCAGATTAATTTCAATCTCAGCTATTTCTAATTCCACACTAGCGACAGTGATCTCTTCTACAGGGGCTTCGATAGGCACAAACTCTATCTCACCATC